TGTGTTTCAGGTGCAATTCATCAAAAGGCGGTGTCAATCGTCAAAATTCAAACAAGGGGTCATTTTTTAGTAGCACAGGGACACCCCTGACCCTTCCTGTATGTATTACCCCCAAAAACGACTCAAAGAGCCACGAAAATGACTAGCAAGGTCACAACAGGTCACCTTTTGCCCAAAGACGGCTCAAATCGGCTTGAAACGGTTTTGGGTAGGGACACAGAACGTGAAAATGACCAATTTGGCGTGGAAACACCCCGAATCCACACCCCGCTGAACGATTTGCCTTCATTGGGGCTTGAATTGGTTGATTTGGCCACCAGCATTGGTGTGGAAATGATGCCCTGGCAAAAATTCGCGCTTATCCACACGCACAAAGTCAAACCTGACGGTCGGTGGGCAACGCCCGTCAATTGCATTGTTGTGGCACGGCAGAACGGGAAAAGTTTTTTGCAGCAAATCAGAATCTTGGGCGGGCTTTTCCTATGGAAAGAACCGTTGCAAATCGGGTCGGCTCACAGACTGGCCACAAGCCTGGAACAGTTTCGGCAATTGGTTTCCTTAATTGAAGGTAACGAATCGTTAGCAAAACAAGTCAAGCGCATTAGGTGGGCGCATGGTGCGGAAGAAATTGAAACGGTTCATGGAACGCGCTTTATCGTAAAGGCGGGCGGTTCTGCTGCCCGTGGTGTTTCACGACCTGAAACCATTCACCTGGACGAATTGCGTGAAATGAGCGACTTGGAAAGTTTTGCTTCATTGCGTTACACCTTAATGGCTGCGAAAAACCCTTTAGTTATGAGTTACACAAATGCAGGCGATTCCGCAAGCCTTGTGCTGAATTCTTTTCGCGAACGCGCGTTGGCCACGATCGCTGGAAACAATGATGACATTGGTTATTTTGAATGGTCAGCACCAACTGATGAAATTTCAATTGAAAACGCCAAATGGTCAAACCCTGCAATGGGCATCACTATTCACCCTGACAATTTGCGGGCGGTGTTTAATGACCCGCCTGATGTCGTAATGACTGAAGTGTTGTGCCGTTGGGTCGTGGCCATATCTTCAGCCGTGGACACTGCTAGTTGGGGCAATTGCCTGGACAAGTCAGTTGACCTTGATATTGAGAAAACAACCTGGTTGGCAATTGATTTATCACCTGACCGAAAGCACGCCGCACTGGTGGCTGCCCAAAAACTTGGGGACGAATCATTTGTGGTCAAGTTGCTTCACACCTGGAAAAACGATTTGCAATTAGACGATAAGGCCATTGCCAACGATTTGGCCGACTACGCCCGAAAATATCCTGTGGAGCAGGTTCTTTATTCGCGGCGCACGGCTGGAGCAGTTGCAGCGCGTTTGGCACCCGCGGGGATTCCAATTTACGACATGGACACGGCTTACCCCCAAGCATGTGACGAAATGTTGTCGGCAATCAACTCAGGGCGGTTGAAACACCGTGGCCAATCGGATTTGACCCAACAAGTGTTGGCAGCCGTTCAATTGAAGCGCGGTGACGGCGGTTGGGTAATTGGAAGGCGTGCCAGCGGCCAAATTGTGTGTGCGGCCGTGGCCGTCAGTCTTGTCAGCCATTTTGCGACACGCCAAGACAATGATTTGGACATTATGGTTGGTTAGGTGTAAAACCCTGTGAAAATTGCGCCATGGGATTTTTAGATTTATTCACGCCGCGTAAGGTTGATGCTGCCGTTCCAGCGGAAGTTGATGCGGCTTCTCTAGCACCGTACTTTCAGGAACAGGGACAACTTTTCTTTTCGGGCATTGCAATGGCAACGCGCGCGGAAGCAATGAGCGTTCCTACTTGTGCGCGTGCTTTAGGAATTATTCAAACAATTTCGTCACTGCCAATGCATACACGAAATGAAGCAACTGGTGAAAAAGTCGCACAACCGCGCGTAATCAATCAGCCTGACCCAAGAATTCCAGGGTCAACATTTTGGGCTTGGATTATTTCCGATTTGTTCTTTTTTCCAAATGCTTATGCTTTTGTTTTAGATAGGTACGCTGACACGGGAAGAATCCGTGCAATGGAACGTGTTGCGCCTGAACGCGTAACAATTCAAACAAATTTACTTGGAACAGAAATTACGGCATATCAAATTGACGGCTCATACGTTGATGCAACAAATTTGGTTGTATTCGCTGGCCAACAAGAAGGGTTGTTATCGCGTGCAGGTCGCACAATCCGTGCAGCCGCGGCATTGGAAAAGGCTGCAATGAATTTCGCGGTTGAACCAATTCCACAAATGGTTTTGAAATCAAATGGCACATCATTGCCAGCCGATCGTGTGGCTAAGTTGCTAAGTGCCTGGAAATCAGCGCGTGCATCAAAATCAACTGCATTTTTGAATGCTGACGTAACTTTGGAAACTTTAGGCTTTGACCCTAAGAGCATTCAATTAAATGAAGCAAGAAACTATGTTGCCTTAGAATTAAGCCGCGCTTGTGGACTTCCAGCGTATTTCACCGATTCTCAACAATCCAGTTTTACCTATTCAAATGCCTTAGACAAAAGGCGCGATTTGGTGGACTTTGCTTTTAGAAATTACATGTCAATTTTGGAACAACGGCTTTCATTTCAGGATTTTACTCCTGCTGGAAATCGTGTGTCGTTTGACCTTGATGATTTCTTGCGTGGCAATCCTTATGAGCGTGCGCAAGTTTATGAAATCTTGAACCGCATTGGCGCAATGAGCGTTGATGAAATTCGTGAGGAAGAAGATATGCTGCTATGAAAAAAGTAATCACACCAATGACAATCACCGCGGCTGATTCTAATAGTCGCACGATCAGTGGCCGAATTGTTACATTTGACGAAACGGGCAACGCATCAATTGGGAAAGTGCAGTTTGCAAAAAATTCAATTGAGCCAACACCAGTTTTGCTTAACCTCGAACATGACAGAACCCGCAGAATTGGTTCTACATTAAGCATGACCCAAGATGCAACGGGAATTGATGCAGTCTTTAAAATTATTGAGACAACTGCTGGAAACGACAGTTTGGTTGAAGCAAGCACGGGAATGAGAGACGGCTTCAGTGTTGAAGTTATGTATGACGAATACACAACATTGAAAGACGGTACCGTTCGCATTTTAAAAGGCGAATTGTCAGGCGTGGCACTTACAAGCGAACCCGCCATTCGAAGCGCGCGTGTGACTGAAGTAGCGGCAACAACCGCTGATGAAGAAAATGAAGAACAGGTTTCTGACTCAACAATTGGGACAGAAGAAACACCAACAACAGAAGGAGACGAAGTGGACAACACCGTCACACAAGCGGAAGCCGTTGAGACGGTAGAAGCCGCACAGTCAATCACCGCTGCTGCAAAACCAGCAATCGGTGGCTCATTCACAAAGCCACGCATTGAAGTTACTGCCGCGAAGTACCTTGAAAACAAGGTTCTTGCTGCACTAGGGAACGAAGATGCACGCCAGTATTTAATGGCAGCAGATAACAACACAACAGATTCCGCTGGACTTGTTCCAACACGTCAGTTAAGCGAAGTTATCAACGGCCTATCAACAACAATCCGTCCAAGCATTGAAGCAATTTCCCGTGGGGCATTGCCTGATGCTGGTATGACATTTGAGATTCCAAAAATCACAGTTGTGCCAACAGTTGCACAAACAAATGAGGGTTCAGGATTTTCAGACACAAATATGGAGTCAGCCTTCATTTCAGTTCCAGTCAAGAAATTTGCAGGCCAGCAAAATTTCACGGTCGAACTTCTTACCAGAACTTCACCACTTTTTTATGATGAATTGCTTCGTAACATGGTTGCGGCAATGGCTAAGGCACAAAATGCTTATGTTTCATCAATCCTTGTTGCAAATGCAACTATTGATGCAACAACTTTAGCGGCTGCACCAACTGCTGCTGAATTACTTGCATTTGTTTCACGCGGTGCTGCAAGTGTTTATTCAAACACAACAGGCTTTGCGCAAAACATCATCATGGGATCAACCCAATGGGCGAACACAATGGCACTAAACGACAATGGCCGTCCAATCTATATCGCTGCACAACCACAGAATGCAGGCGGTGCATTGCGCCCTGACTCATTGCGTGGAAATGTCGCGGGTCTTGATTTGTATGCAGATTTTGCCGCACCACAAGGCACTGATGACGGTTCAATGATTATTGTTAATCCTTCAGCATACACATGGTATGAAGGCAACAACTATCAACTCCGCGCTGAATCAACTGCTGACGGTTCAATTAACGTTGGTGTTTATTCATTCGGTGCTTGTGCAATCAAACTTGCTGGTGGAGCATTCCGCAACAACAAGTAAAAAACTAATCATGCGCCGTGGTCACTCCCGAACGCGGCGCAGCAGACGAAAGGGGCGGAAATGCCAAGCATTGTTTCAACCGCGCAATTGCGCAGCATTCTTGGTGTTTCCGTTTCCCTATATCCTGACAGTTACCTGGACGAAATAATCAATACCGCTGAAGCGGTCATTTTGCCAATGTTGGTTTCAAATTCAAATGCAGTCAATGCCTATGAATTAGCAGATAACGTTGCAATTTATTACACCCAACGCGAACACCATTTTGTTGCTGGTCAATCAATTATTGTGACGGGATTACCCGCACCTTTCAGCGCAACAGTCACCGTTGTTAAAACAGGCGTATTTCATTTCACCGCGGCAATCACAAGTGCAAATGTGACCTTGCGCGACATTATCCCAACAGGCACGGCCACACTTTCAGGCTATTCTGCCGTTGATATTTACGCCAATTCACCACCCATTGAATCAGCCATTTTGGCAGTCAGCGTTGAAGTCTTTCAATCACGCGTGGCCGCTGGTGGAGAAATCCAGGGTGTAGATTTTGCTAGCACGCCATATCGCATGGGTAGAAGTTTGACCAACCGTGTCAGCACCTTGCTTCAACCATTTCTTGATGTCGAAACGATTTGTCAATGACCGCATCAACAATTGCTGACACCCGCGCCGCATTGGCCAACGCATTTTCTGCATTGTCTGCCAATGTGTACGCATCAGTTCCCGAATCGCCCATTCCACCAGCGATCGTGTGCGTTCCAAATTCACCTTACATGGAAGTTGTGTTAATTGGTAAAGCACAAACAAAAGTCAAACTTAATTTTGCAATCACTGCCATTGTTGCTTCCAATAGCAACGCAGGTTCATTAGATAACCTGGAAAAACTAATAATCGGAATTCTTGCGGCAATGCCCGCGGGATACGTTGTTGACGTTGTTGAAAAGCCAACAGTGTTGGAGGTTGGGCAATCCCCAATGCTTGTGGCTGACATCAACGTTTCAACTTACTACACACAGACAATCTAAGAAGGAGAAGAAATGGCCACCACAGTAATAACTGGGCGCGATGTCACCTTTACTATTGGTGGCAATAACTTTGATGCTCAAGCAACTTCAGCAATTCTAAGCAACTCACCAACAATGGTTCGTTATCAAACCCTTGACGGTGTAGTCAATCGCCACATTGATGATGAATTCACTTTTGCAGTTGAGATGCTTGCAGACTGGGGCGCATCACCTTCATTGTGCGAAACACTTTGGGGCGTTACCGAATCAGCACCAAACACAGGAATCACAACAGTTTTGACCGCATCAACTGGAGCAGTCTTTACATTCTCAGTGTTGCCAGTTTATCCAAGTGCGGGCGGTGCTGCACCTGATGCACAAACCGTTTCAATGTCATTTGTTGTCGTTGGAACACCTTCAGAAAACTTCAGTTAAACCAAACAATCGGGAGACAAAATGAAACTACCAATAACAATTGAATATAACTCAGGGGAGTCAGCCACGTTTGTGGCTGCTCCACCTGAGTGGGTGAAGTGGGAAAAGCACACAGGTCACACGATCAGTCAAGCACAAGATAAAATCGGAATATCCGATTTGGTCTTTTTGGCTTATCACGCCATGAAGCGGGAAGCCGCTGGCAAACCAGTGAAGCCAATCGAAGCATGGACAGAAACAATTTCTGACGTGGTAGTTGGTGAGACAGACCCAAAAGTTTTGCAGTCGGAAGTCTAAGCCGAATCATTTGGGAATTGGTCATTGCGACTGGATTACCAAAATCAGAATTTGAAACGGCTGAAGATATACTGACTGCAATAGAGATTTTGGAGAGGCGGGCAAATGGCAACTGATGCAATCAGTTACGACAAAGCAGAATTGCGTGCCATTACCCGTGCCACTAAGGGAATGAGTGATGAAGCAATTTCCCAAGCGAAAGAGAAATCTTCAGCGTTAGCGGCCTACGTACGTTCAAGCGTTATTGATGCCGCTGCCGTTAGTCGCACAAATACAACGGCAAAAGTTCGAATTGCGACTGGTGCAAAAGTTTCCAAATCATCAAAAATTGGTGAAATCACTTATGGTTTTGCAGCGCAAAAGTTTTCGGGCGGTGGCACAACTCAACAACTTTGGGCTGGCAATGAATTTGGTTCAAATAAATATAAACAATTTCCAGTGTGGTCAGGGCGTGAGGGTCGCGGTTCCCGTGGCTGGTTTATTTATCCAACCCTGAGAAGTATTCAGCCCGAAATCATTAAGCGTTGGGAAGAAGGATTTTCCACAATAGTGAAGGAGTTTGACTAATGGCTGGTAGTCGCACACTCAAACTTTCCATTCTTGCTGATGTTGATAATTTAGTTAAAAACCTAAAAACTGCAACAACTGATGTTGATAGTTTTGGTGACAAAATGGGCAAGGCTGGAAAAGCCATTGGTGCTGCATTTGTGGCCGCTGCTGCTGCCGCTGGAGCCTACGCGGTCAAAATTGGCATTGACGGTGTAAAGGCTGCATTGGAAGATGAAAAAGCCCAACGAATTCTTGCGCTGACTTTAGAAAATACAACAGGTGCGACAAACGCTCAAATTGCAGCGGTTGAGGATTACATAACAAAGACGGCGTTGGCAACGGGTGTCACTGATGATGAATTGCGACCAGCATTTTCACGCTTGGTTCGTTCAACAAAAGATGTCGAAGAAGCGCAAAAATTATTAAGTTTGGCATTGGATATTTCAAGTGCAACTGGCAAGCCATTAGAGGCAATTTCAAATAGTTTAGGAAAGGCCTATGACGGCAACACCAATGCTTTAGGCAAATTAGGCTTGGGAATTGACCAGTCAATTTTAAAAACAAAAGATTTCAATAAGGTTTATGAAAGTTTGCGCGGCTCATTTGCTGGTTTTGCCGCACAAGAAGCCAACACATTTCAAGGTCGTTTAGATCGTTTGAATGTTGCATTTGATGAAGCCAAAGAAACAATTGGTTTTGCATTGTTGCCAGTGCTTTCCAATTTGATAACTTTTGTTAATGATAAAGCGGTTCCAATCATTACCATGTTGGCAGATTCTTTCAGTCTTAAAGGTGAGGGTGGCTTAGGTAGAACAATCAATGATGTTGGTTCTGCAATTAAGTCATTTGTGCTGCCAATCTTTGACGGCATGAAATCTACATTTGATAAAATCAAGGCAACCATTGTTGAAAACAAAGATGAATTTCAAGCCTTTTTTGATGTCATAAAGTATGCCGCACCTATTATTGGAACCGTTGTTGGAAAAGCATTTGACTTAATCGGTTCAATTGCCAGCGTTGTTTTGAATTTGATTTCAAACGTTCTTGCTGCAATCAAGCCATTGTTGAACACTGCCATTGACGGAATCAATTTAATTATCAAAGGCGTTAATTTAGCCAAACCTGGTGCAGACATTAAGCCAATACCAAAAATTGGTGACGGATTTGCCACGTCAGGCGCACCTGGTGCAATTAAGGGTGGCGGCTCAACTAGCGGAAGCACTGGTGGAGCAACCACTGGTGGAGGATTTACGGGCGGTGGGACGACTGGTGGTGGGTCAACGGGCGGCACAACTGGAACGGGTGCAACTGGTGGAACTGGTGGCACATCAGGTGTTGCGGTAGTAGCAGCAAAAGCAGCAGCAGCAATCACAGACATTGCTGGTGCATTTGATAACTTTACAAGCGGAACACAAAGCCTTGCAGCAATTGAAGCGGCATCAAACCGCGCATTTGCATTTGGAACTTCAGGTGTCAATACAAATTCACTTGCAGGAATTTTGGCTGCATCAGCGCAACCAGCGGCACCGACCATTAACGTCACGATCAATGGAGCAATGGACAAAGAAGGCACCGCCCGCACATTGGTTGAAACGCTCAACAATGCTTATTATCGCGGCACGGGTGGGGCAAATAGTTTGGTCGGAATATGACCCAATGGAATCCAATTTGGAATGTTGAAATTGACGGTGTTTCGTACACAAATGCAATTTTAGCCAATTTGACCATTCGTAGTGGTCGGGTCAATATCTATGAACAAGCGCAAGCGGGTTATGTCAACCTTCAATTGATAGATGTAAACCAAGCCACAATTCCAGTTTCAATCAATTCGAGCATTACGGTTCAAATTGAAAATTCGGCTGGTACTTTAATTCCAATTTTTGGTGGCAATGTTGTGGATATTGGCCTTGAAGTCTATGACGTGGGTTCAACCACATTCACTCAAACTTACTCAATAATTGCATTGGGAGCATTGGCACGTTTACCAAAGATTTTGATCAATGGCGTTTTGTCTAAAGATTTTGACGGTGACCAAATTTATGATGTTTTGAGCGATATTTTGCTAAATAATTGGGGTGAAGTTCCTGGTGCGTTAACTTGGGGGACATACACACCAGCAACAGAAACGTGGGCAAATGCTCAAAATGTTGGTTTGGGAGAAATTGACCGACCTGGTGACTACGAATTGGCCGCGCGTTCTTCAAACCGTGTGGACGTTTATTCATTGGTTTCAGCCTTAGCCACAAGCGGTTTGGGTTATATTTACGAAGATGCATTTGGCAGAATTTCCTATGCTGATGCAACGCACCGCAGCCAATACCTTCAAAGCAATGGATATGTCAACCTTACGGCCAACCATGCCCGCGCGCGTGGAATTCGAATTGATACCCGTGCAGGTGATGTGCGAAATTCAATCACAATCAAATACGGTGCCACTTCTTCTAGTGAAGAATCGGCCGCTGATGCCGCTTCAGAATTGACTTACGGAAGCCTTGCACAAATCATCACAACAACACTTCACAATTCTGCTGATGCACTAGACCAAGCCGAATTTTATTTGGCATTAAGAGCCAACCCACAACCAATTTTTAGTGAAGTCACATTTGATTTGACCAATGATGAATTGGACAATTCCGATCGTGACAATTTGTTAGGTGTCTTTATGGGTCAGCCAATCTTGCTCAATGACCTGCCACCCAATATGTCAGCAAGTGCATTCCAGGGATTTGTTGAAGGTTGGTCATTTCAAGCCAGTTACAATCAACTTTCAGTGAGCCTTAATCTTTCGCCCGTGGCTTATAGCCTTCAGGCATTGGAATGGAATCAAATCAGCGCGGCGTTCACATGGGCGGGCGTGTCGGGTTCTTTAGACTGGCAACGTGCAACAATTATCACATGACAAGGAGAAAAAATGGCTAATCCAACGACCAATTATGGGTGGGTAATGCCCACCAGCACCGATTTGGTGACTGACCTTCCAGCCGATTTTGCGGTATTTGGTCAAGCAGTTGACACATCATTGGCCGACCTTAAAGGCGGCACAACTGGTCAGATTCTTGCGAAAGCAACAAGCACTGACATGGATTTCACATGGGTTACAAATGACGTTGGTGACATCACTGCCGTCACTGCTGGAACAGGAATTTCAGGCGGTGGCACTTCAGGTGCGGTAACAATTACAAACTCAATGGCAACAGAAATTGCAGCAAAAGGTGACTTAATTGTTGGCACTGGTTCGGCAACTTTTGACAATCTTGGAGTTGGCACAAATGGACAAGTCTTGACGGCTGATTCAACAGTCAGTCCAACAGGCTTAAAATGGGCTGCTGCATCAAGCGGGGCATTAACTTTGTCACAAATTGCAACTGGTTCAATGAGTGGAACATCAGTCACAATTTCATCACTTAGCGCATACGACACAATTATTCTTGCCATGCAAGGCGTAACTTGGGGAACGGCTGACAATAACATCAGAGTTAGAATCAATTCTCTCACCAGTGGAAACTATGCAAAGTACGGGTTCGCAGTGGGCAGCGGTGGTGGAAGGTCGGCACAATATCAGCCAACTGCAACTTCTTTTGCATTGCAAGACCCTGGTGACCAAGACCGAACAAACGCCACTAACAATTATTTTTACATTTTTCAATCTTGCAAAAGTGTTGGGTTCACTTCAGTAATCGCTGAAGGTTTCTACAACGCTGCAAGTGCAACACCAATTGCAAGCGCATTCAATGGAATAATTACATCAGCCGAAGCCGTATCATCGTTAGTTTTAGCAACTGCTGGCGGTTACACATTCAGCGCGGGAACATACACAGTTTGGGGCGGATAATGTTTAGAATAGAACACAACGCAGAAACAGGCGAAATCAAAGAAATCCAATTGACTGCTGCTGAAATAGCATTTTTGGAAAAAGATGCAGATAAACCCAATCCTGTAAAGGTATTGACTGCACAAGAAAAATTGGCGGCACTTGGTTTAACTGCTGACGATTTGAAGGCACTTACATTGTGACATTTCCATTAGGCACATCAGCAGCAGTCATTGAATTGGCTATTGCTGAAGTTGGAACGGTTGAACAAGGCGACAACCTGACCAAATACGGTGAATTTACAAAGGCTAATGGTTTGCCCTGGTGTGGAAGTTTTGTCAATTGGGTTTTTGCAAAATCTGAAGTCAAGATTCCTTCATGCGTTTCAACGGCAATGGGCGCACATAAGTTTAAAGAAATTTCACGTTGGTCAAATATGCCGCAATTGGGTTATTTGGCTTTCATGGATTTTCCACATGACGGCGTTGATCGTGTAAGCCACATTGGAATTGTTGTTGGTTTAATGGAAAACAACCAAGTTTTGCTTATCGAAGGAAACACATCAGGAACAGGCGACCAAAGAAACGGTGGCATGGTCATGGTGAAGGTTCGCCATTACGGTGAAGGAAAAGAAGTGGTCGGGTTTGGGGTTCCTAAATTCGCACCATACAAGGGTGACTTTCCAACGGTTGCCATTCCAACTTCGGGAGTCAAACCAAAGAAGGAGAAAAAATGGACAAAGCCAAAGCCTTAGCAGCATCATGGGGGCGTAGTTTTCTAGCATCATGCATTGCCGTTTATATGGCTGGGATTACTGACCCAAAGGCAATCGCTTATGCTGGCCTTTCATCAGTTTTGCCAGTTATTTTGCGATACATCAACCCTAAGGACAAAAGTTTTGGGGTCACTGGGGAATGACACCAAACGAATGGGCGGCCGTTATTGGTTGCGTTCTTGCAATCCTTACGGCCGTTTATTCGGCAATGCGTTTCATGGTGAAATCGGTCATGCGTGAGTTGCTGCCCAACGGTGGAAATTCACTCAAAGACCAGGTAAACCGAATTGAAGCGCGGTTGGATTCCCTGGTGGACAAATTGTTGGCCGACACGCCCTAGAACACGCGGGAAGGTTGATTTTGTCAGTTGTGTGCTTCACCCTTATCTAAGGCAGTCAAACAGGCGGCCTAGATTCGGGAGAAATCAAAAATGGTTCTTGACCTTTTAGACCCACAGACATTGCGGGCGTTATTGCTTATTGGCTTGTTGTGCGTTATGGCAGCAGCCCTGGGATATTCAATGGGATACAAAGAAGGCCACCGTGAGGGTTACGGCCGCGGCAGGGCAGTCAGTCGCCACATTTCATCAGCCAAAAGGGCGGTGAAGTAATGGGATTCCTTGACAATTATGAGGGTGTGGCAGACCGCATCAAGCGTTTTTGGGCAACATATCCAAACGGTTCAATTCAAACGGCCATTGTGGACTTTAATGCTGAAAAAGGTTATGTGCTTGTTCAATGCACAATTTATCGTGACTTAGGCGACATCAAACCAGCGGGCGTTGATTATGCTTATGGATACATTGCCGCATTCAATCCAAACATGCGCCGTTGGTTTTGCGAAGATACGACCACAAGTGCAATTGGCCGCTGCATTGGCCTTGTGCTTGGAACAGATACCAGGGCAACTTTGGAAAATATGAGTCAGGTTGAACGCTTAGACACCAAAACGGCCAAAACTGAAATGGCTGATGTGTGGGCAACTAATTACATTGAAAACGAAATGCCCACGATCGGTTCAATTGTAGAAAATATCGCTGCACAACTAGGCGGTGAAATGGTGCCTGAATCACCGCAATGCAGCCACGGCCACCGCATTTGGAAAACTGGAGAAGGTAAAAACGGAAAAGCATGGGGCGGGTTTTTTTGCACTGAAAAAAGCAAAGCAACCCAATGTGCGCCAAACTGGCACGTTTTGACAAGTGACGGAACATGGAAGCCACAAGTATGAACAAAAACAAACTGGTGAAAATCCTGGTCATTATTGAATTGTTTCTTTTAACTTTATTGATTTGGGTGGCATTCTTATGAGCGATTATATGGAATTGATAGACCCAAAAACAATGGTTGGCACACTGCTGAAAAACGGGAAAGTGGTTGATTCTTACAAAGTCATGCAATGTGATAGTTGCGCATTGATTCAAAAGTTTGATGCGTTTGGTTATCAAAAAGCGGCTGAAGATAATCCCGTTTGGTTTTGTTTTGGGTGTAGGGCTAAACGTTGAAAGTCACGCTAGACCGCGAGGAAGCCTTGATGTGTCACATAAGTGCCTGGATTATGGCCAAAAAGTATTCCTGGAATGGCACTGGCACGCAACGCACCTACACCAAAGAAAAAACACTGCATGAATCAATTGCACAAGATGCTGAAGCCATTGGCAGCGAGTGGGCAGTGGCCAAATACTTCAATCTTTCATTTGACCCTTTTGAAGAAAAAGGAAAAGAAAAGGCTGACGTAGGAAAAGGCATTGAAGTGCGTTGGACTAAATACAGTGAAGGTCAATTGATCGTGCATGAATACGACCGTTCCACTGATATTGCAGTGCTGGTCACTGGTAATTCATCAACGGCTTACAACATTGTTGGCTGGATTCCAATTGCTATTGCAAAACGGGACAAGTACCGTCATTCAAGTCAACCAAATTGGTGGGTCAGTCAAATCAATCTGCAACCCATTGAAAACCTTGTGAGGAGCAACTATGGAACAAATGCAATTTGAGTGTCGTGCCTGCAAGAAGGTTACAACGCAAATGGTTCGAATTGTGACCGACAATTTGCCTGACCATGTGAAGGTGTTGGAATGCACAGTTTGTTCAAAATTGGGCGTTGCGTTGGTTGGCAATAATGGCAATCTATGAATTCATGTGTGATGCGTGTGGAATTAGCATTGCGATAAATCAGCCCATTGATGCTGACGGGTCAGCCCAAGCGGGTAATTGCAGCAATTGTCAGATTCCATTGATGCGCGTATGGTCAGCAAATCCCGTTCATTTCAAAGGAAAAGGCTGGGGACATCAATGAAAAGTTATCCACAAGGTTTATCCACAACCGTTGATAACGGTGGAAACACGCCCAAAGCCACGCTGAAACTTGCGCGGTATTTGACTCAACGGATACGATTCTATCGCTTGAAGCGAGCCGCTGATGCGGACTGCTCGCAAGGGCGAATAAATCTAGTGGGCAGGTTCTATGTCATTGCGGCATTGCTTTCAACAACAAGCATTCACAATGCAAATGCTGAAACTTATTCGATAGACCAATTGAAACTATATGCACATTCACGCATAGTTAATTACAAGCAATTTCAATGTTTCAACACGATCGTGACAAAGGAAAGTCGTTGGAATTATTTAGCAAATAACGGGAGCCATTGGGGACTGGGACAAATGAAATCAAAGCATTACAGGAACCTTGACCCTTACCGCCAAATTGATGCAACCCTTCGCTATATGATTCACAGGTATTCCAGCCCATGTCAGGCGTTGGAACATCACAAGAAACACAACTGGTTTTGATTATGGCCAGTGCATTACGGGACAATGGTTCAACAAGTAAGTGGCGCAAGATTCGTCAACGCATTCTTGAACGTGACCAATTCACATGTCAGCATTGTGGAATGGAAGGCAACACGGTTGACCATATCCTGCCACGCAGTCTTGGTGGTGGAGATGATGATTTCAATCTTCAATGCCTGTGTTTCAGGTGCAATTCATCAA